CTGAAAATGTGTTCACAGGTTGCTCCGGGCTATGAAATAGAAAAATGAATCCGTTGAAGCCTGCTTTTTTATACTAAGTTGGCATTATAAAAAAGCATTGCTTATCAATTTGTTGCAACGAACAGGTCACTATCAGTCAAAATAAAATCATTATTTGATTTCAATTTTGTCCCACTCCCTGCCTCTGTCATCACGATACTGTGATGCCATGGTGTCCGACTTATGCCCGAGAAGATGTTGAGCAAACTTATCGCTTATCTGCTTCTCATAGAGTCTTGCAGACAAACTGCGCAACTCGTGAAAGGTAGGCGGATCCCCTTCGAAGGAAAGACCTGATGCTTTTCGTGCGCGCATAAAATACCTTGATACTGTGCCGGATGAAAGCGGTTCTCGACGAGTAGATGCAATTATGGTTTCTCCGCCAAGAATCTCTTTGCATTTATCAAGTGTTTCCTTCATTGATATCCCGAGAGCATCAACATGCAATGTTGTAGGGATGGCAATTTTTACGCCCGTTTTGCTTTGCTCGACATAAAGATATCCATCTACGATATCAGACCACTTCATTTCGCATAAATCACCGACTCGTTGCCCGGTACAGGGAGCTATCGGACAACTGGACGCCCGTCGCTGGTCAGAGAAACATTCATCCCCGACAACAAAGTTCGGAGCTTATTACGGACTTTTGAGTCGAAAGGGATGCTTAATATTTGCGCGATGGGGAAGAAATTTAGCCTGTTTACAATCGTTAAATATGACGATTTTCAGTCAAAAAATTGTCCAACGGTTGTCCAACGGTTGTCCAACGCAAACACCAGTAATGGTGCGGCTCTCAGCGGAGATTGTCCAACGGTTGTCCAACAGTTGTCCATAAACAATAATATAAATAATATCTCTAATACTGACGTATTAGAGAGTGCCACAGCAGACAAAAAGTCTGACAAGAAAAAACCTTCCGTCAGCTGTCAGGATGTTGTCGATGCTTACCACGAAATCCTTCCTGAAGCGCCAAGAATCCGCGCACTGAATGACAAGCGTAAAAACCAGATCCGAACGTTCTGGCGCAAAGCCGGAGTAATAACACGCCAACTTGACGGGCATGGGTTCACGATGCAGGACTGGAGAAATTATTTGAGCTACGTTGGCGAAAATTGCCGATGGATGTTCGAAGAGCGCCCAAACCATCAACGCGGAACCGTCTGGCACAAAAAGGGATTTGATTTCCTGCTTAACGATAATACCTACCTGAAAGTTCGTGAGGGTGAACACGATGACCGATAATTTTTATGCGCCGCCCCATAGCATCGAGGCAGAGCAGGCGGTGATTGGTGGATTGCTTCTGGATGATGACAGCAGTGAGCGCGTCCAGAAAGTTCTGGCGATGCTGAAGCCTGATTCATTTTACAGCCGACCACACAAAATCCTTTTCGAAGAAATAACCAGAATGCACCGGGAGCAAAAGCCAGTAGATGGCCTGACGCTTTTCGATGAACTGGAGCGTAAATCGTTAACGGCGTCTGTTGGCGGTTTTGCTTATATCGCTGAGATCGCAAAGAACACGCCAAGCGCAGCAAACATCGTTGCCTATGCAATGCAGGTTCGTGAAACCGCAATGGAACGCTACGCCATCAACCGCATGACTGAAGCGACGGAATTGCTCTATTCCCGCAACGGAATGACTGCAACGCAGAAGTACGAAGCTATTCAGGCGATTTTCACGCAACTGACAGACCATGCAAAAACCGGATCGCGTCGCGGCCTTCGCTCATTTGGTGAGGTCATGGAAGACTGGGTTAGCGACCTTGAGAAGCGATTTGACCCGTCAGGCGAACAACGAGGAATGAGCACAGGGATCCCATCTCTGGACAGGATGCTGTCACCGAAAGGTCTGGTGAAAGGCTCTCTGTTCGTCATTGGCGCTCGCCCTAAGATGGGGAAAACGACGCTATACAGCCAGATGGCAATCAACTGCGCAGTGCATGAGAAAAAGCCCGCTCTGATGTTCAGTCTTGAAATGCCAGGCGACCAGATACTGGAAAAGCTGGTAGGACAGAAGTCAGGTGTTAACCCGAATATTTTTTACATTCCGGCGACAAATGACGCTGATGACGGCTATCAGGGTGATTACGATGGTGACTTCAACAGGGCGATCGAAACAGCCAATCGCTTGAGTGAAATCGACCTGCTTTACATCGACGACACGCCGGGATTATCTCTGGCTCAAATCGTCAGCGAAAGTCGTCGAATCAAGCGAGAAAAAGGATGTGTTGGCATGATTCTGGTCGATTAGAGAACGTGCGAGGAAAACAAGGTGATTGACCAAAATCGAAGTTACGAACAAGGAAGTGTCGAGCGAGCTTTAACGTGCGCTAACTACGGTCAGAAGCTGCATGTGCTGGAAGTTCACGTGTGTGAGCACTGCTGCGCAGAACTGATGAGCGATCCGAATAGCTCGATGCACGAGGAAGAAGACGATGAATGAGTTAATAAATGGCAATGCCATCAAAATGACAAGCATTGAAATCGCTGAGTTGGTTGGTAAGCGTCATGACAATGTGAAACGTACCATCGAAACGCTGGCTAAAAATGGTGTTATCCGGCTTCCTCAAATTGAGGTTTCCGAAAGAATCAATAACTTAGGGTTCAATGTTCAGTACGAGCATTACGTCTTCGAAGGCGAACAAGGTAAGCGAGACAGTATTGTCGTTGTTGCCCAGTTGTCGCCGGAATTCACCGCTCGCCTTGTTGACCGCTGGCGAGAGCTTGAAGAAGCTGCGGTTAATATCCCCAAAACGCTACCAGAAGCGTTGCGCCTTGCTGCTGATCTTGCTGAGCAGAAAATGCAACTGGAAAACCAGCTCGCAATTGCCGCACCTAAAGTTGAGTTTGCCGATCGCGTTGGCGAGGCCAGCGGAATTTTGATTGGAAACTTTGCAAAGGTTGTCGGTATTGGTCCAAACAAACTGTTTGCGTGGATGCGCGATCACAAAATCCTTATTGCTTCAGGTTCCCGGCGCAATGTGCCAATGCAGGAATATATGGATCGCGGCTATTTCACAGTGAAAGAAACAGCGGTCAATACAAATCACGGAATACAGATATCGTTCACCACAAAAATCACCGGGCGCGGTCAACAGTGGCTGACCAGAAAGTTGCTCGATAACGGAATGCTGAAAGTAACAGGAGAGGCTGCTTAATGGCTAACCTACGCAAAGAAGCGCGCGGCAGAGAATGCCAGGTACGTATTTACGGCGTATGCAATGGCAACCCTGAAACTACAGTTCTGGCACATTACCGGATGGCTGGAATTTGCGGAACGGGAATGAAGCCTGACGACCTGATCGGCGCATGGGCTTGTAGCGCGTGTCACGATGAAATCGACCGACGCACCCATAATCTCGACAACAAAGACGCCAGGCTTTACCACCTCGAAGGCGTGATCAGGACGCAGGCGATACTGCTGAAGGAGGGGAAGATTAAGTCATGAACGAATATCAGTTTGTGCTTCCATACCCGCCGTCGGTGAATACCTACTGGCGAAGACGGGGAAGCCAATACTACATCAGCGATAAAGGCCAGAAATACCGAAAAGACGTTCAGCAAATCATCCGCCAACTTAAGTTAGACATTTTCACCAAATCACGACTCCGCATCAAAGTCATCGCAGACGTTCCAGACTCCCGCCGCCGCGACCTCGACAACATCCTGAAAGGTTTACTCGACTCCCTTATCCACGCCGGATTTGCGGAAGACGACGAGCAATTCGATGACATTCGCGTAATTCGTGGCGTGAAAGTACCAGGCGGACGGCTTGGAATAAAAATCACCGAACTGGAGAACGTATGAACGCCACAATTCAAACGATACCAGAGCTTCTTATCCAGACACGAGGCAATCAGACCGAAGTGGCAAGGATGCTTTCCTGCGCAAGAGGAACAGTGCTTAAGTACAACCGAGACAGCAAAGGCGAGCGTCACGTAATAGTTAACGGCGTCCTGATGGTCAAACAGGGCAAGAGGGGAAGACGATGGGCATAAGAGAACTAAACCTCACCAAAGAGCAGCACGAGTGGCTGAATGGCTGGCTTGAACTGTGGGGGGCATGGGTTTATTCAGGTCGTCTTGAAAAGCGCATGAGCAGCGTAATAGCGAAGTTCATGGAGAGCGTAGAGCCGGGAAGAGTTATGACAAGGCCAATGTGCAATGATGATGATGGAATGTTGATTTCTCAGGTCGTCGATTCCGTCATGTACATTGACAAGAAAGCCTTTGGCATCCTCCTCAGCTACTACGCCCATGGATCTTCCAAGCACGCCATTGCATCTTACTATCATCGCGTCGCAAGACCTCGCAAGATGTTATGCCGGGGCGGAGGGCGCATTCAAAAACCATCGCTCGCAACCTGTCGTCGGGAAGTTGACGAAATCCTCAATGCCTCGTTGTTTATGATTTACCCGGTTCTGGATAGTGCGTTTAAAAACCGGAAACGTGTAGAGAAAATTAAACATGTAGCATAGAACGTGTTGACATCATTGAGCAAATGAGCAACACTATTCGCATAAGCTGCCGTTAGTGACTCTTAAGTTGCAACGGTGGCTTTTTTATTTGGGTCAGTCGTATAAAGGTCATTACGGAAGGCTGTTAACCTTCTTATCGTGGTTCGAGTCCACGCTATCCCGCCAAACATGCTGGTTTAGCTCCAATGGTAGAGGTGGTAAATGCCGAGCAAAGATTACTATCTTAATCGAAGGGCTAGGCTTGCTAAGACCGTGGAAAAGTTGGGTGGTCGTTGCGCGAGTTGCGGATCCGAATATTCGCTTCAGTTTGACCACATAGACCCTTCCACCAAATCAGCAAATGTAAGCGAGATGCACTATCACTCAGATTAGGTGTTTTATGCTGAGGTTGAAAAGTGCCAACTACTATGTTCTGCATGCCACATTCAGAAAACCAAATTTGACCTTAGCTACTTAGTAGCTGGTGAGCTGAATGGTATGAGCAAGCTAACAATGGACAGCGTCCAGTTCATCAGAGAAAACTACATTCCACGACATAAGGTTTATGGAGCCAGAGGGCTAGGGAGAATGTTTGGTGTAACACATCAAACAGTGCTTTCAGCCTTAAATGGCGAAAGCTGGAAATAAGCTGCGCGTCAGAGGTTCGATTCCTTTGCCCGCTCCAGTAAAAGCTTTCCAGTCTGCGATGATGGGTTCCCCGGAGTGACTGGAAAGCGACCTGGTTTTGAATGGGCGCTGCTTTTTGCAAAATTGCTGTGTGAAAATACTGACCTTTGGGTTCAGCGCTCATCCAAAAGCATCACGTGAATTCACCAACGCTCATGTACTCTCCAGGAAACAATAAGTGATTCTGAAAAGTTCCGGTTAGATATTGCCCCGGTCACCGGATGATTTTATCTTTTGGTTCGTGGTGAATCCCCCTATGCGGCGGGGCGTCCAGTCAAACTTTTTTGTCCAGGTTTGTTTGCGCGGAACTAGTCGGCTGGGGCTGTTCCACCGGGAGGCACCCGGCGCCACCTCCTTGACGGTATTGTTATTTTTCATGCCTGTTCGTCCGAGCAGGCTTTTTTTGCCCGCATTATCTTCATTGAAAACTGGCAACTCAGAGAATCATCCAAATTAAAAAAGCAGCAACGAGAGCGATTACTAATACATTCTTCGCTTTTTCTCTTCTGCTGGCCTTCACAAAAGGATTCACTATCCGGCAGTGGCTACACACAAGTGATTCTGGGTTAATTAACTTTCCGCAGTAGGGGCAGGGCTTGATAATCATTGGTACTAATTAAGTTGTGAGAACGTAGTCTCATTTAACCACATTTATCGAGTTGTTTTACTAATGGTCTAGTTATTTCAGACATATTCATCAATTTCAGGCTCACGGGAATCATCCGCTACGTGCTTTGTTGATAAATCCAGCCCGTGAAGCCTGACCCTTTTCAAACACACACACAGCACCATCCGGAAAATCGGAGGTGAGGCCTATGAAAATGCCATACAAACAAGATTTCATCGCTGCGCTACTTGCCGCCAAGGAGCAGGGTATTGGTGCAATGCTGGCTTTTATCATGGCGTATCTGCGTGGTCGCTATAACGGCGGCGCGGTAACAAAAACGCTAATTGATGCGCTGATGTGCGCGATGATTGCCTGGTTCGTTCGTGACCTTCTGGACTTTATCGGCCTGAGCAGCAACCTCGCCTACATAGCCAGCGTCTTTATTGGATACATCGGCACCGATTCGATCGGCAATCTTATTAAAAAACTTGCAGCAAAAAAGGCGGGAGTTGACGATGCAAACCAGTCCTGACGGAATTGCTCTGATAAAAAAATTTGAAGGTTGTCGGCTGACTGCTTACCCCGACCCCGGAACGGGAGATGCGCCGTGGACCATCGGCTATGGCTGGACCCATCCGGTTGACGGAAAGCCAGTAAAGCGCGGTATGACTATCGACCAGCAAACCGCTGACAGGCTTCTGAAAACAGGGCTTGTTGGTTATGAGAATGACGTGCTGAAAGTTGTCAGGGTGAAGCTGACACAAGGCCAGTTCGACGCACTGGTGTCGTTCGCTTACAACGTTGGGTCGCGTGCTCTTTCCACATCTACACTGCTGAAAAAGCTGAATGCTGGCGATATAAAAGGCGCGGCAGATGAATTTCTGCGCTGGAATAAATCAGGCGGAAAGGTGATGCCGGGGCTCACGAATCGCCGCAAGGCAGAGCGAGCTCTGTTCCTGTCATGATTAGCGCACTGGTTAAGCGTTACTGGCTGCAGTTGCTGGTGCTGGCGTTAATCGGCGCACTGGCTTTCTTCGTGAACCACTACCGCGACAACGCCATCACTTACAGAGACCAGCGCGATAAGGCCACTGAGAAACTCCTCCTGGCGACCGCCACCATTAAAGACATGCAGACCCGCCAGCGTGATGTCGCTGCACTGGATGCCAAATACACCGGAGAACTGGCTGATGCGAAAGAAACCATTGAGCGTCTGCATAGCGATGTCATTGCTGGCCGTAAGCGCCTGCAAGTCGCCGCCACCTGTGCAAAGTCAACGACCGGAGCCAGCAGCATGGGCGATGGAGAAAGCCCAAGACTTACAGCAGATGCTGAACTCAATTATTACCGTCTACGAAGTGGAATCGACAAGATAACCGCGCAGGTTAACTACCTGCAGGAATACATCAGGACGCAATGCCTGAAATAATTTTTTTGCAAATCACAAAGTCCATTTAATGAGCCTCGCGATGCGGGGCTTTTTGCAATAAATGCGTACCGCAACGCATGTTTTTTACACCGAACCTGCCCCTTTGGAATGGGCCTTTGAGGATACCAGTTAGTGCTGGCGAGCCTCGGTGGGCTGGTTTCCTGTGCGGCAAAGGTTCATTTCAAAGAGTAGGTACACGCTATGAAATCATTAACCCTCTTCAATCAACCAATTCGTATCGGTGAAGATGGCATGATCTGCCTCACTGATATGTGGAAAGCTAGTGGTAAAAGTGAATCTGAATCGCCTTACCACTACCTGCGAAACAAGCAGACCAAAGAGTTCTTAGCCGAGCTGGAGAAAAACCACGAATCTGTGGTTTTTACTGAGCGCGGTGTACACGGTGGAACATATGGCGGGAAGTTTGTTGCTTACGATTATGCGGCTTGGTTAAACCCCGGGTTCAAGTACGCGGCCTATAAAGTCCTCGATGACTACTTCACCGGAGAACTTCAGCATCGCAACAGCTTAAGTGCGCAGCTCAACATGAAATGTCATGAGTTTGACCAGAAGAAAGACATGGCGAGCTTCTGCGGACAAGGGCTGGCAGCATGGCGCTATACGAAGCCAGTGTTGGTCGCTGAGATTAACTCCCTGGCTAACCAGCTGCAGATTACGATCCCCGGGCTTCCGGGATGAGTGATCGTGTCATTGAATGCGCCTCCAGAGCGGGGCGCGACTTCTCAGAGTTCATGAAAGGCGAGAAGGGCATGAGGGAAGCATTGGCCTCGGTGGATGAGTTTGGCGAGCAGCTGCGCCTCAACGGCTGTGTCAATCATCACTTTGTTAGCTACATGATGCGGAACTCGATCATGCAGGCATTCATGGACATGGCAAAAGCCGAGAGGAAAGAAGAGCGCCGGCGTAAGCGAGCGGAAGCAAAAGCGAAGTAGCCATTACAAAGCCCATCTACGGGTGGGCTTGATAATGAAACCGTGATTTACATCCCCACAATCCGGGTATGTAAAAGATAGTTCAGGCGAGAACAGATTTAACTAAATCTGTGCACCACCAGTTACGGCAGTACCACGAAGCAACCCAAGCCAGTAAGTGGGGAAATAACACTGGCAGCCACTGAAAGATGAACCTCCAGCCTTATGGCAAAAAAGATTCTTTGTGGTGGCGGGCTGATGGAAAGACATCGGTTATTGCAGAGGCCATTCAATGAGTGGTCTCGACAATGGCTTATACCCTGCACGGGATAACTTAACTGATATCCCTTTTAACGGATAAACGGAGCCAACAATGGCAAAGCTCACCGACAAACAAGAGCTGTTTGCCCGTGAGTACCTGAAAGATTTAAACGCCACACAGGCAGCTATCAGGGCGGGTTGGGCAAAAGCTCAACAACATGCCGTATTACCGCGCGAAACAATACGCGCAGATGCTTGGCATCGATGAAAACACGCTGATGGCGATGCGGCGCGGCATGAATGGCTTTACCGCCGATTACCAGTCGATGCTGCAAAAGACAGGGTTCAACGCTGATAAAGCGGCTGTTCAGTCCAACAAATTCATGACGTCCATGCGCGGGCTTACGTCGCTGTTCGGCATCATGCGGGACAAGATCGGCTCAAACCTCGCTGGTGGCCTGGCTGGTTCGCTGGACAGCCTGCGGCGGCGCATCCTCGACAATTTCCCGAAGATTGAAGAGACGCTGACCAGAGTTATTAAAGGCGTGATCTGGCTTGCGAACGCATTCACGAGAATGGCGTGGCGGCTGATACAGGGCGCTGGCTCTGTCATCGACTGGTGGAAGCGTCTTGACGATGGCAGTAAAAATCTGCTGAAAATATTCGGTGCTCTACTGGTCGCATGGCGTCTGCTTAATTCTGCGTTCCTGAAATCCCCGATTGGAATTATCACCACACTGATTCTGGCGATCGGATTGCTGTACGACGATTACCAGACGTGGAAAGAGGGCGGTAAAAGCCTGATTGACTGGTCCAAATGGCAGCCAGAAATTGAGCAGGCAAAGAAGGTGTTCAAGTGGCTGCGCGATAAGTTTCTGGAGCTCAAGGACAACCTCGGCGGCTGGAAAAATACGCTCACCATCCTGTTTGGCTTTCTGGCTGGTGCGAAGCTGGTCTCCATGCTCACTGGCATCGGGCGACTTGTCGCCGGATTTATGGGGCTTGGTAAGGCAATTGGCGGCTCTATTGGTGGGCTGGGTAAGCTGGCGCAGGGGATCGCACAGCTGGCAATCAAGAATCCATGGTTGCTTATGTTCATTCCTGCCAACAATACGCCGACCACCAGTGAAGAAATGGCGTCGATTGGCGGTATAGGCAGCAATATCGTACCTGAAAGGCAGCAGGCATATGAGGCGCTGAGAAAGGAAAATCCCGGCAAAGACTTTTTCACTGATGAGCAAATCCAGCGAAAAATTCAGGAGATGGGACTGGAGCCGGAGCAGCGAGCGCAGTCGGTTAAGCGACCTCAGGCGACGGCCCAGGGCAAGGTATTGCTCGACTGGATGGGGCCAATGTTCAATAAACTGGAGTCGCTTTATCAGCTGCCAGCTGGCCTGTTGAAAAGCGTGGCGATCACCGAGTCGGGTGGTAACCAGTTCGCCATATCCGGCGCAGGCGCGAAAGGACTGTTTCAGTTTATGGATGGCACGGCGCGCGACATGGGCCTGCGTGGGAATGATGTATTCGACCCGGAAAAGTCAGCTCAGGCAGCCGCTAAGTACCTCAGCCAGCTGTTGCGGCAGAACGGCGGAGACCTTAGCAAAGCACTGGCATCATATAACTGGGGGATCGGGAATGTTAAGCGTTATGGAATGGGGCTAATGCCGCAGGAAACGCGCAACTACATTCCGAAAGTGATGAGCAATATGCCCACCAGCGCCCCGGTGATTCAGCAGGAAACGAACATTAACATCCACGGCGTTTCCGATCCGCGCGAGGCTGCCCGTTTGACTGTTGACCGTCAAAAGGGCGTGAATTCACAGTTAACCCAGCAACTCCCCGCAGGACCGAGATAATGGATATTTTATCAGCGATTTTTCGCCAGCAATCCCGGCGAATTGGCCTGCTGATCCCCAGCGTGGTCGTTTCCGAAAAGCATTCTGATGCGCTCGAAATTACTGAGCACCCGGTGGAGAAGCCAACAACGAATAGCGCGTCGGGTTTCATCGCCGATCATGCGTATAAGCGCCCCAGCGAAGTCACGATGGAATGCGGCTTCGCAGGTGGCGGTTCGTTGCTGGACTTCATTGATACATCGTCAATCGGCCTCAGCGCCGGACTTAGCCCGAAAGAGACCTATCAGCAACTACTGGATCTCCAGTCCTCTCGGGTGCCGTTCGATGTAGTGACCGGAAAGCGGGTTTACAGCAATATGCTGGTGCGAGCCATCGAGGTGACAACGGATAAAACCAGCGAGAACGTGCTGAACTGCACGCTTACCCTGCGTGAAGTGATCATGTCGCAGACGCAGAGCGTTAGCGTTGCAGATAAATCAGATATGCAGGATGGCGTCAGCACATCGGCGGTGCAGAATTCCGGGATGAAATCCACTACACCGCCAAACGAATCCTTGCTGAGCCAGCTGGGCGGAAGCGTTACATCAGCATTCGGGGGATGATATGCAGTTTAACGAAATACCGCTTTCTCCTGACAATCAGCAGTTCCGCGTTTTGCTGGGCAATACCACGTATACACTCAGGATCATCTGACGTGATGCGGCTGGCTGGATTATGGACGTGATGGATAGCGGCGGTGCCGCGCTTCTCTCTGGCGTACCTCTACTGACCGGCGTAAACCTTTTACGACAATATCCACAGCTTGGCATTGATGGCGCGCTGGTGGTGGCGACCGATAAGGGCGCACCAGACGAGCCCACCAAAACCAACCTCGGCACATACAGCCACCTCATTTTCGTACAGGAGTAGAAATGTCTCTTAACTGGATGCGCCATTTTGAGCTGCAACTGTTGGACCAGAACGGGCAGGGCGTTTCCCTGTCTGACTTTAAGGTCACGTTCCAGATCGAGTGGGCAGACACACGCTGGCCACGCGTGGCGAACGTGAAAATTTACAACCTTTCGACCGATACCACGAACAAGATACTGGGGCAGGAGTTTGCAAAAATTCGCATCATTGCCGGGTATGACGGTATTGCGCCGGATGTTGATGCGAGCCAGGTTGGTGTCGCCCGGGAGATTTCACCAGACCAGGTAGGGCAGGTGAACGGTCAGAACTACGGCCTGATATTTGACGGTGATATTCGCTTCACCGTCACCGGGAAGGACAACATCACCGATTCCTGGGTGCTGATTCAGGCCATCAGTAACCACGAAGCGTTCCTCTACGCGACTACCATCACCACGCTTGCCGCTGGTTATACCGTTGCGGACCTGCACCGGGCGACTATGCAGGATTTCAACGCGTTCGGCGTGACGCAGGGCATTACCGGTGACTTTCCTGATACCGTGTTTCCTCGTGGCCGTGCGATTTATTCATCCACCCGTAACGTGATGGATAATATTGCTGCGCAGTGCAAAGCGACATGGCAGCTGGTGGATGGTCAGGTCCAGATGGTGCCGGAGGATAAATATATTCACGAAGCCATTGTGTTGAATGCCGATACTGGCCTGATCGGTATGCCGCAACAAACGATGGGCGGCGGAGTAAACGTGCGGTGCCTGATAAACCCAAACATCCGTATTAATGGTCTTATCCAGCTCGATCAGGCTTCGGTGTACCGCGCCGCGCTCGGTAATAGCGAAATAGCACAGTCGCCCGGTCGCATCACCGAAACAGAAGAGAACGGCAACCGCGTACTGACCGGCACAACGTCACAGGCTGCCAGCATTGCGACAGATGGCGTTTATATCGTCAAAGCTATCGATTATACTGGTGACACCAGAGGTCAGGCGTGGTACATGGATTTGATGTGTTTTGCGCGTGGGGCTCGTGACCTGATTAGCCAGTCGACTATAGCTCGCTCAGGAGGAAATTAAGTGGGTACAAATAAGAACGGAATTCGATATAGCGCACTTTTTCTTTCCGGGTTGCTCTTATCCGGGGGCGCGAGTGCAGGCTTTAATTCCGCGCAGAACGCTGAGTACAAAAGACGTCCAGGATGGCAGCCGATAGTAATTTTATCGACAGATGATTGTCAGACATGGAAATCTAAAGGGAAGTCACTAATTGACTGGAGTGGCGAGATCTGTGGTCCTGACGGGTTGATTAAGGCAATCAATAAAAAGCCGGAGAATATACCAGCTTTTTATGCTGCATATCATGAGTACGGCACAGGTGGAGTTAGGGCTATCGATGTAAGAGATAATTCTCAGCTAAATTATCTCAATTTTGTAAATGATTTAGCTAAGAAACTTTCTTCTTCGGCTGTTGTATTAAAGATTTATGATGATTATATCATTGATAGAAAACCCATGGGGCTTGCAGAGGTTTCACGAGAAAATTTTGTAAAACAGCTAAATGAGTTATCGCTGAAGCAACCTGCCATCTATCAAAAAATGAACGACGTAGCCAAGGCTGATTACGAGAAAAGTAGTAATGTTCACAGTAACGAAAAGCTTGGCGTGAATTACAAAACAGTCTGTGGTCCTTATACGATTGATCTGTCTTCTGCTGATGGTTGGGCCAGAATTAATGGCGCAAAACCAGAGACGCAAAAAATTAGCCCAATCGGCTCTGGTGGTAGCACCAAAGGGGAACCGGATAACATCAAGATGGAGTGGATGGCTGCCACTAATCAACCCGGCCGCTGGGTTGGGCTTGAGTACATCAAGCGCAACGGAAAAGCTATTCTCAACGCACAGTGGTTGCAGGCCAGCATAGACGCGCCGCGCCAGTATGCAACATACGACTGCCGAAAAGTAAAATAGCCCGCCAGATAGGCGGGCATGCGTCAAAAATATTGAGCTTTAATTATAATAAACACAATAATTACGAACAGGATGTTTCTAATTATTTTTTGCTTATGAGTAAGTTGTTTTTTTTCTGTCGATTTCCCGGGAGAGTAAAGGTTAGTGGTATGCGACAGCCCCGTGCCGGGAAGGCCATTTGTCATCTTTACGCCTTTTTTCCCGATGTTAATGGTGGAACCTTTACCACCAATTGAAGTGCTTACTCCGCTTTTACTAATGTTGATCGCGAGTCCGGGCGCAATCCGGATTCTTTTACGAAATCTAAATCCCATTTGTTACTCCTGTAGTCAATAATGCGATGGTGCAGGTCCACTCTATGGCGGCTTCATGGCTGAAATTGATTTTCAATGCTTACTTGTTGCAAACATATCCTAATACACATTGTGAATGTGTGCCATTGCAGCGGAAAAGCCTTACTTCACACTGATGTAGCTTAGTTACTAAGAGATAATTGATACCAAACCAGCTTCGGCTGGTTTTTTTATGGGGGTTTTATGCCAATTCCAACTCAATCACAGATCGGCGGTGAGCAGCAGACCGCGCAGGCCATTGCCGATTCGGTGTCTACCCAGATGCGCGTAGCGATGCCCGGCATCATTCAGTCGTTCGATCCTGACACTGTTACCTGCACGGTAGAGGTAGCGCTTCGCGGTATCGTTGGCGATGGCTCCACCGAATTAAAACCGCTGGTGGATGTGCCGGTTATCTTCCCGCGTGGCGGCGGTTGTACGCTGACTTTTCCGGTTAAAGAAGGCGACGAGTGCCTGCTGCTCTTTGCCGACCGTTGCATCGATTTCTGGTGGCAGAGCGGCGGCGTGCAGGAGACCGTCGACCCGCGCCAGCATGACTTATCTGATGCGTTCGCCATCGTTGGCCCACAGTCGCAAGCACGGAAAATCAGCGGTATCAGTACCAGCGCCGCGCAGCTGCGAACCGATGATGGTGCGGCGTTTGTAGAAGTCGCCGCAGGACATAACATCACCATTAAAACACCGGGCCAGCTTACAGCTACGGCTGAAGGTGGAACGACAATCACATCCCCGACTATCACGCTGAACGGCAACGTAACGATTAATGGCAACTTGTCTCAGGGAATGGGCGAAAGCGGCGGTACTGCGACGATGCTTGGGCCGGTGACGGTAACGAATGACGTAACAGCTTCTGGTATCAGTGTCGCCACGCATAAACATGGCGGAGTACAGACTGGCGGGGGAACTACCGGAGGGCCGCAATAATGCGATACCGTCGCGAAGATACTGAAGGCGATTACACTTTCGGCCAGGGTGACGATACTTTCCTTATCGACAGTCCGGAATGTGTCGCCCAGGCCGTAAAAACCCGTTTCGAGCTGTGGCGCGGTCAGTGGTTTCTCGATCTGACGGAAGGCACGCCGTATGTTCAGTCAGTGCTTGGGAAGCAGCGATCAGATGTCTACATCCTGGCTATACGCGAACGCATACAGGATACACCGGGCGTTCTGTCGATTCTTTCCTTCGATACCAATTATGACGGCACCAGCCGTCGCGTCACCTTCACTTCCTCCATTGACACAATCTACGGCCAGACGACTGTAACAAGCGAGGCATAAATGGCTTTGAACCTCGACACGCTGGGGCTATCGGCAACGGTAACCGCCCAGGGGATTAGTGCGCCTGATTACCAGACAATCCTAGATACACTGACCAGCTATTTCAGGCAGATTTACGGTAGTGATGCCTACCTCGAACCAGACAGCAAAGACGGGCAGATGGTCGCGCTGGTGGCTCTTGCCGTGCATGACGCTAACAACACCGCTATCGGGATCTACAACTCTTTTTCACCGACGACAGCGCAGGCCGCAGCGCTTAGCAGCAATGTGAAAATTAACGGGATCACGCGAAAAGTAGCGACAAACTCTACTGCTGACCTTCTGTTAACCGGTACGGCAGGCACGACTATCACGAATGGCTCCGCACGGGATAAAAACGGCATTATCTGGAATTTTCCCGCAAGTGTAGCGATCGGCGTTGATGGTACTGTGCTGGTGACGGCCACATGTGCGAATAGCGGTTCGGTTGCGGCGCTGGCCGGGACTATTACCACTATCAACACCCCGACCCGAGGTTGGGTGTCGGTAACCAATCCAGTTGCGGCTACTGTCGGTTCACCAGCCGAAACCGACGCAGAGCTGCGCATTCGGCAGGGGCAAAGCGTCGCGCTACCATCGATCACACCGTTTGAAGGTGTCGACGGTGCTATCGCTAATGTTGCTGGCGTGACACGTCACAAACTATATAAGAACGATACTGGGGCAACCGACAGCAACGGGCTGCCGCCACACTCTATTTCCGCCATCGTCGATGGAGGGGATGTTACCGAGATAGCCCAGACCATCAGGGGGAATAAAGGGCAGGGAACCGCAACTTACGGTAAAACTTCTGTCACAGTGCCGGATACTTATGGTAATCCTCACGTCATCAGTTTTTCGCGCTCTACCGATGTGCCAATTTTCGTAGCCATTACCCTGAAAGTTTTTACCGGCTATACCTCTCAAATCGGCGAGCAGATTAAACAGGCTGTTGCCGATTATATAAATGGCCTAACAATTGGCGACGACGTTCTGCTGAGCCGTATTTATTCCCCGGCAAACCTCGGCGTTGTGAGCGGCGGGAATGCCCGCTATTACGATATTACCGACCTGCTGATCGGTAAGTCGTCTGGCAGCGTATCGGCATCAAACATTGATATTGCCTATGATGCTTCAGCGTCCTGTAGCACCGCGAATATCAGTATCACGGTGACCTCATGAGCAAATACACCGAACTGATCACTAACTACCACGCTACCAAGCCACTCTTTTTTGACCATATAGATCTGAGCACCTGCCCGCTGATTGATGTGTCCAGCACTATGTCAGGGCTTATAACAGCCTTCGATATCGATACTGCTGTCGGTGTACAGCTCGACATCCTCGGTCTGTGGATCGGACGCAGTCGCATAGTCAGCCAGCCAATTAGCGGAGTTTATTTCAGCTTGGACACTGACGGGCTTGGGTATGACCAGGGCATCTGGCAAGGGCCATATGATCCTGATTCTGGCTATACGACGCTAAGCGATGAGACGTACCGCATCATTCTGAAAGCGAAAATCGCTATCAACAACTGGGACGGTCGGAACGACTCTCTGCCTCCCATCCTTGACGCTGCTACCGCAGGCTCAGGCCTGAGGATGCAGATCGTCGACAACCAGGACATGACGATTTCGGTCTGGGTTTTCCCTGAAACTGATATTTCTGATGTGTCTCTCGAACTGATCGCCGCTATCAAACAGGGCTATCTCACCGTTAAATCAGCTGGCGTATGGGCCGGTGATGTTGAAACGCCTTCGGTAGAAACACCGTCAGAAGGCTCTAAATTCTTTGGGTTTGATATGGATAACGAATACATCGGCGGGTTCGATGTTGGAGCATGGGGGACAATACTCTAATGGCAATAAACAACTTTAAACCTTTCGCGCTTGATCCGAACGCTAACGTCACCTCACAAGCTGACTGGGAAGCACTTCCGGCTCTGCTTTCAGGGTTTACGGCAGGTAAAGCATCCAGCGCACAGGTCAACAAAGCTATTCGGCAAGCCAGCTTTATCGCGGCAGCGTTGGCGCAGTACACCGCCAACAAAAGCGGGCTGGATGTGCTTGATGATGGAGACCTGAACGGGTTTATATCCAAAATGGGGACCGCTTTCGGGAAAGATTTCCAGGCGCTTGATGCCACGCTGTCGGCATTAGCTGGGCTCGCAACAGGTGCAAATAAACTCCCATATTTCACTGGAAATGATACAGCAGCGCAGACTGATTTAACTTCTGTTGGCCGTGACATTATTGGGAAAAATACTATTGCTGATATTCTCACATACCTTGGTTTGGGAGAAGGCTCAGCATTACCTGTTGGGGTGCCTGTTCCGTGGCCTTCAGCCACTCCGCCAACAGGCTGGTTGAAATGCAATGGTGCGGCTTTTTCTGCTGAAGAATATCCGGAACTAGCAAAGGCTTATCCGACAAATAAATTGCCTGATTTACGTGGTGAGTTTATTCGTGGCTGGGATGACGGGCGCGGTGTGGATAATGGCCGCGGTTTACTGTCTACTCAGAACGATGAGTTTAAATCCCACAGCCATAACTTTGATCGCACATGGGGGTTAAGCGCCTTTGATCCTACTGGGGGCTATGACCTTGTTTCAGCAGATGCAAGCGGGAAAGTAGTAAATTTCGATACTCGACCAACCGTCGAAGTGGGCGGCTCAGAAACCCGTCCGCGCAACATTGCATTCAACTACATTGTAAGGGCGGTATAATGACCACAAAAGAAATCAACCTGGATGAAAACGGGTTCGCCACGGAATCTGGGGTTATCACTGTTTATAATTACGATGGCGTGACGCGTGAATATATCGGTTTATCTGTTGAATATCTTCCCGTTGGCGTTGGTGTTCCAGGCAATTCGTGCGTGGATGCGCCAATCAGCAAAAAGGACGGCTTTGCTGTTTGCCGGACGGCTGATTTGACCGGTTGGGAATATGTTGCAGACCATCGCGGCGAAACCGTTTACAGCACGGAAACTGGAGAACCTGTGGCAGTTTCACAGTTGGGAGAATACCCGGAAGGAACCACCACCAAAGCACCTGATACGCCATACGACAAATGGGATGGCCAAAAATGGGTGACGGATGCCGATGCACAGCATAGTGCCGCACTAGACGCGGCAGAAGTAAAGCGCCAGTCACTGATTGATGCAGCAATGGCTTCCATTAGTCTGATTCAGCTGAAATTACGGGCCGGACGGAATCTGACGCAGGCAGAAACCGCCCGACTTAACGCTGCGCTGGATTACATTGACGCGGTGACGGCAACAGATACCAGCACCGCGCCGGATGTCATCTGGCCTGAACTGCCGGAGGCGTAGGCCATTCAATATCTGGCGCACCGGAAGTATCGACCAGCTCCAGTGCGTCCAGTTGACATCCTCCACGCCCTGAAGGACGGGGTTTTACGGCGCACCGGATAAATCCAAATGGAGTTTCGGGAGATAAATGAAACCGTAGCACGTCGTATGCAAGAACGTGCCACGGCTGGCTGGCGAACTTTCGATAGTGCGAGTATTGAATGATTTCCAGCCGTTACCGATTTTACTATGTTTTCAGTAGAACGCTTAGACAAAACTTAGGCGCACAAAGCTTTGCACTGGATTGCAAGACTTTGTTCTATTCGATATGGGTTAAGGTGGATCACTCCACCTTTTCATCAAGCCAGTCCGCCCACCATTGCATCATTTCTCTGCGCTTATCGAGATACTGAGCATGGTTGTAAATTCAGCAAACGACGTAATGTGTTTGACAAAAAATTAGCGCAAGAAGACAAAAAATCACCTTGCGCTAATGCTCTGTTACAGGTCACTAATACTATCTAAGTAGTTGATTCATAGTGACTGGATATGTTGTGTTTTGTAGCATCATGTAGTCTATTTTTTAGACTAAAGATATTGTAACACATTGATATTAATGTTTTTTAATGTTTCGCGTTCAGCTTTTTTATACTAACTTGAGCGAAACGGGAAGGTAAAAAGACAAAAAGTTGTTTTTAATACCTTTAAGTGATACCA